AGAAACAAAAATCGATATCCAACATACTTGAAGGAAAAACAAAACGAGGTTCACTCGGTCAAGAATTTTTTGAAATCAACAAACGACTTGTTGATTTGTCCGACCCATTGATATCAAACGAGGGTAAAGAAGAAGTTAAAGCTTATTATGAGGAAGAATTGGACCCCGATGGTCGAGGTTACAAAAATCTTATGAGACTAATGAATGATGATGGAATCTTTAAATACCTACCCAAAGTTGATGACCAATGGGTCGAATTTTTACAACCATTTATGAAATTATCAAGAAAAGAAAAAAAACGATACAATATTAAAAATTAAAATTATGAAAGAACAAATGCAAGACACTACAAAGATGGAGTTCATAATGACTTTGAACGATAACATCATCGTACAACGATTCTACAATGTTAAAGGGTATAACCCCAAATCACGTAGAAGTTTGGATGTGAGTTACGCTCTAAAAGAAGTTGCGGAACTTGTTGAAAACAATTTAAAAATCAAATCATTGATTTACATGGTTGACAATCAAGACCAAATTATGACTGACCCAGAAATTTTAGAAACGTCAAACACGGAAGGTGCAGAGTATTTTAACTTGTACATCAAAATTGGAGACGAGACAATTTGTCATAGAATTGTGGATGCTAAATTATACCCACCAAAGGTCAGATATACTGTAGACATACGTCCAGAGTTAAAAACTATACTAAGGGGCCTGACTGACATTTTTTCAACTGAAAATTTATGTTTCAAATACATGAATTATCAGCTTGCTTAAGAGTATTTATAAATCCGAGAGGGAATTAAACGTTATTAAAAGTTATGTCAAACGATAAGAATTTTGGTTATTTAGGAAACACATTTCAAATACAATTATTAAACAATATTATACTAAATAAGGATTTTGCCACTTCTATCGTTGATGTTTTAGACCCTAAGTATTTTGATAATCAATACTTTAAACTTATCATGCAAATGATAAAGGAGTATTATATAAAATACGAACATGCTCCAACGTTTAATACTTTGGACCAGTTGACTAAATCTGAGATTACATCACCAATGGCTCAAAAAATGGTGATGGATATGTTAGAACAAGTTAAAGAATGTCCTATTGAAGGTTCTGACTTTGTACAAGAAAAATCTTTGAAGTTCTGTAAACAACAAGAACTTCAAAAGGTTATGTCTAAAGCTCAAAAAATCATTGACAAGGGTGATTTTGAAAGTTATGACCACTTAGAGCAAATGGTCCGTGAGGCGTTACAAGTTGGTGAAGTTGAAACAGGTACATCAGATGTATTCTCAAACCTTGACGAAGTCTTAGATGATGATTACAGACACCCAATCCCAATGGGTATCCAAGGTATTGACAACTTGTTAAAAGGTGGTTTGGCAAAAGGTGAAATCGGAGTAATATTGGCACCAACTGGTGTTGGTAAAACAACAATTTTATCAAAAATTGCAAATAACGCATTCAATTTAGGTTATAACGTTCTTCAAATATTTTTTGAGGACAATCCTAAAATTATCCAACGTAAACACTTCACTATGTGGACAGGTATTGCACCTGACGATTTATCAAATCATAGAGAAGTTGTAATAGAAAAAGTTAAAGAAATTAAGTTAAATACTAAAAATACGTTAACTTTGAAGAAGATGCCATCAGATACAATGACTATGAATCAAATAAAAAATCAAGTCAGAAAAATGATGGCTGAAGGTAATAAGATTGATATGATTATAATTGATTACATCGATTGTATTGTACCTGACAGAAAGTTGGAAGATGAATGGAAAAGTGAGGGTTCAGTAATGAGAGCATTTGAAGCTCTTTGTCACGAACTACAAATTGTTGGATGGACTGCAACCCAAGGTAACCGTTCATCAATTTCTTCCGAGGTGGTAACAACAGACCAAATGGGTGGTTCAATTAAGAAAGCTCAAGTTGGACACGTAATTATCACGGTAGCAAAAACGCTTCAACAAAAGGAGATGAACTTGGCAACAATAGCAATTACAAAATCACGTCTTGGTAAAGATGGTGTTGTATTTGAGAACTGTAAATTTGATAACGAGTTCTTAGTAATTGACACAGAACAGAGTGTTACCATGTTGGGTCTCGAGGAACAAAAGGAAGAAAGAAACAGAACAAGAATTAACGAGTTGTTGAATAGAAGACAACAAAGACAAAACACAACAAATTAAAATTAAAACTATGGATAATTACATTTTTAGTATGGCACTAAAAGACAACCGATACGTTGTAAAACGAAGCGGTGAAACAGTCTTATTTGAATCTGATAAGATAAAAAATGCGGTAATTAAGGCAATGGCATCAGTCGGTAAAGTTGATGAAGAGATGGCTGATAAAATTGCAAGATTAACGACAAAAAGTATCTTTAAAGGGGATAAAGAAAGAGTTCCACACGTGGATGAAATCCATGATATGGTGGAAAATAAATTAATGGATAATGGTTTAAATTATGTTGCTAAAGAATATATCATTTATCGTTCAAAACACCAACCAAATATCTTTAGTAAGAGAACTAATTTAAAACCATACGAATACCCTGAGTTGGTTGAGTATGTTGATGCAATTAGACATTCATATTGGGTTCATACAGAATTTAATTTTACTTCTGATATACAGGACTTTAAAGTACACTTGTCTGAAAAAGAACAAACTGCAGTACAAAGAGCTATGTTGGCGATTTCACAAATAGAGATTGCGGTTAAAACATTTTGGGGTGACATCTACAAAAGACTACCAAAACCTGAGATTGGAAATGTTGGGGCAACATTTGCAGAGTCAGAAGTAAGACACGCAGATGCGTACTCACACTTGATTCAACTACTTGGATTAAATAGTGAATTTGAAAATTTGTTAGAGGTACCTGCAATTCGTAGAAGAATTAAGTATTTGGAAAAAACAATTTCAAATTCTAAAACTGTAGAAAACCAAGATTACTTTGAATCTGTTGTGTTATTTTCAATGTTTGTTGAGAACGTATCGTTGTTTTCACAATTTTTAGTAATCATGTCATTCAACAAATATAAGAATGTATTAAAAGGTATTAGTAATGCTGTTGAAGCAACATCCAAAGAAGAAAATATTCACGCAGGATTTGGTTTTGATTTGGTAAACATAATAAAAAAAGAAAACCCTTCTTGGTGGTCTGAGGAATTAGTTGAGGATTTAATTCAAGCAACTAAGGACGCTTACGAAGCTGAAGAGGAAATTGTTGATTGGATTTTTGAAATGGGTGACTTGACTTTCTTGTCAAAAGCACAGACATTAGAATTCATCAAGCATAGATTTAATATTTCTTTAAATTCAATTGGTATTGATAATATTTTTGAAATTAACCAATCTCTTTTGGAAACAACCGAGTGGTTTGATGATGAAATTTTAACAACAAAACATACCGATTTTTTTAATAAAAGAAGTATCAATTATAGCAAGAAATCGAAGTCGATAACGATGAACGATTTATTTTAATAAGATTAATTAAGAAACATGGAAAATAGAGAACCTTTTGATTGGATTAACGAAGAATCAATTACATTTCTTCGTAGAGGATATTTGAGTGAGGGAGAACAACCCTTAGAAAGAATTAAAACGATTGCAGAACATGCTGAAAAAATTTTAGGTATTGATGGTTTTGCTGACAAGTTCTACGACTATATGGGTCGTGGATGGTATTCATTATCATCACCTGTTTGGGCAAACTTCGGTAAGAAAAGAGGTTTACCTGTAAGTTGTTTTGGTTCTAACGTTGGTGACAATATTGAATCAATTTTGTATACACAGGCTGAAGTTGGTGAAATGAGTAAAATGGGTGGTGGAACCTCAGGTTATTTTGGTAACATTCGTGGTAGAGGTGCTACAATTACAGACAACGGACACGCACCAGGAGCGGTCCATTTCATGAACTTATTCCAAAGTGTTGTTGACAATATTTCGCAAGGTTCTACACGTAGAGGAAGATTTTCACCATACCTTCCTGTTGAACATCCCGACATCATGGAATTTTTAGAAATTGGAACTGAAGGTTTCCCAATTCAGGATTTGACACATGCTGTTACAGTTACGGATGAGTTTATGGAACAAATGGTAAATGGGGATAAAGAAAAGAGAGCTATTTGGGCTAAAGTAATTCAACGTAGAGGTGAGATTGGATATCCATATATTATGTTCACTGACACTATGAACAAAAAGGCACCTGAAGTTTATAGAGATAAAGATATGAAAATTTACAACTCTAATCTTTGTTCTGAAATCGCACTACACAATTCAGAAGAAGAATCTTTTGTTTGTGTATTGTCATCTATGAACTTACTTCATTATGATGAGTGGAAAGATACAGATGCGGTTGAGATGATGGTTTATTTTCTTGACGCAGTTGTTACTGAATTTATCACTAAAATTGATGAAATTAAAAACAGTGGAACCATCGAAGGACACAGAGCATTTTTCTACCTTGAAAAGGCTTATAATTTTGCTAAAAGACAAAGAGCTCTTGGTTTAGGTGTTTTGGGTTGGCACTCACTTCTTCAGTCTAAAGGATTACCTTTTGACAGTAAGGACAGTGCAAGATTAAACATTGAGGTATTCAAACTTATTAAAGATAAGTCATACAAAGCGTCTGAAACATTGGCGGAAATGTTTGGTGAACCTGAAACTCTTGTTGGGTACGGTAGAAGAAATGTAACACTAAACGCAATTGCACCAACAACATCTTCAGCATTTATCTTGGGTCAGGTATCGCAATCAATCGAACCAATTTGGTCAAATGCTTATGTAAAGGACGTGGCTAAATTAAAAGTGACTATTAAGAATCCAGTACTTCAGAAGTTATTGGTGTCAATAAAAAAAGACAACAAAGCTACGTGGGATAGTATTAAAAAACACGATGGGTCAGTTCAACACTTAGAGTTTTTAACAGATGAACAAAAAGATGTGTTCAGAACATTCGCTGAAGTTAATCAGTCAACAATCATTAACCAAGCGGCAATTAGACAAGATTTCATTGACCAATCACAGTCATTGAACTTAATGATTTCACCTGACATGCCAACTAAAGATGTCAATAAACTTCTTATCGACGCTTGGCAGTTAGGTGTTAAAACACTTTACTACCAACACTCAATGAACTCAGCTCAGGCATTCTCAAGAAAAAAACTCAATCTTAATGATTTAGTTTGCACGAGTTGTGAAGCATAAGATGTAAAAAACAACAATAATGCGTGGAAAACCCGGCAAATATTTTGTCGGGTTTTTTTGTTTCTAAAAAAAATAATAGGAATATATTTATGTAATATGGCAGATGGTAAAACATATGGTATTAATTTTCCTTTCAGACAGAGTCAGGACGGAAAATATTTATCATTATCACAAACACCTGAAGAGGAAATACGAACAGACTTGTTACACCTTATTCTTACGAGAAAGGGTAGTAGATATTATTTACCAAATTTTGGTACGAGAATTTATGAATTTATTTTTGAACCGATGGATGGTTTATCGTTTGAGGCAATCAAAGCAGATATCAGACAATCCGTTGATGAGTTTTTACCAAATTTAGTTTTAAATGATATCACAATTACACCATATACCGAAGAACTTGAACTCATTGGAGACTTAAATATGAGTCAAATAGGTGTTAGTGGTATTTATAGAGTACCCGGAACAGGTGTTGCGGACTATACAGCAAAAATAAGAATTGATTATACTATAACAGATAGCACCTTTAATAGTAAGGATTTCGTTATTATCAATATTTAATGTAAATGGCACAAAGAAGAATTTCATACGCAGACAGAGACTTTGAATCACTACGTCAGGACCTCATCAATTATACTCAACAGTATTACCCTGAACTAATTGACAACTTTAATGATGCCTCAGTATATTCAGTATTTTTAGATTTGAATGCTGCTATCGGTGATAACTTACATTATCACATGGATAGAAGTATTCAAGAGACAGTTCTTCAATACGCTCAACAACGTTCATCTATTTTTAACATCGCTAGAACCTATGGTTTAAAGATACCTGGTAATAGACCATCGGTTGCACTTTGTGACTTTGCTATTACAGTACCAGCCTTTGGTGACCAAGAAGATACAAGATACTTAGGTATTTTAAGAGCGGGTTCTCAAGTAGTTGGTGCAGGACAAACATTTGAAAATGTTTTTGATATAGATTTCTCATCACAATACAACAGTGAAGGATTCCCTAACCAAACAAAAATTCCAAATTTTGACTCTAATGGTAAACTATTAAATTACACAATAACTAAAAGAGAGGTTGTTGTTAATGGTATAACTAAAGTATATAAAAAAGTTATTACACCTGCAGACATTAAGCCATTCTTTGAATTTTTCTTACCTGAAAAAAACATTATAGGTGTAACATCTGTTATCCAAAAAGACGGAACATCATTTCAATCTATTCCAACTTATTCTGAATTTATCAATTCACCCGATAGATGGTTTGAAGTTGATTCATTAGCCGAAAGTCGAGTTTTTATTGAAGACCCAACAAAACCGGCAGATAGACCGGGTATTAAGGTTGGAAGATATATTGAAACTGAATTAAGATTCATTACTGAATATACACCTGAAGGTTTCTTAAGAGTTCAGTTTGGTAATGCCACAGTAACTGCCGACGACCAATTAGCACAGTTTTCAAGAACTGGTGTTCCTTTGAGAATACAAGATTATCAAAACAATATTGGTTTGGGTAAGACAGTAAAGGCAAATACGACATTGTTTGTCCAATACAGAGTTGGTGGTGGTACAGTTTCTAACATCGGTGTTAACACAATTAACCAAGTTGGAACTGTTAACTTCTTTGTTAATGGACCGTCAGCAAATATTAACCAACAAGTTGTTAATTCATTAAGGGTAAACAACGTTACCGCAGCTATTGGTGGGGCTAACCAACCAAACATCGAGGAAGTTAGAAATATGGTAACATTTAACTTTGCATCTCAAAACAGAGCGGTAACCGTAAATGATTACTATGCCTTAATTAGAAAAATGCCGGGTAAGTATGGAGCACCTGCAAAAGTTGCAATTACAGAAGAAGATAACAAAATTAATATCAACATCGTTTCATACGACTCTACTGGTTCATTGACTCAGACGGTATCTAACACATTAAAAACAAATTTAGCTAATTACTTATCAAACTATAGAATGATAAATGATTATATTTCTATCAATGTCGCTCAAGTTATTGATTTAGAATTTGATATTTCAGTAGTAGTTGATGCCGCACAGAACCAAG